TTAATGAGCAATATCTGTATAAAAAATAACCCCAATACCCGTTTTTAGTGATTTTGTATAAATACTATTACTAAAAGGAGTATTACAATGTCACTAAAAGATCAGCAGTATTTGTTAGTTAGTATAGAGCGTAAAGAAGGTTACATCAACAATAGTATCATAGAAGAAATAACTTGGCTTTGTCTTGATACACTAACAGAATGTTCCACAGTATTAGACCCAACTTACCGTAATTATCGGTATTGGCGTAAGATACTAATCAGTAAGAATCCCGAGGGAATCTACACTAATCTAAAACCAACAGGTAAAGTAAACAGACATGATATACCTATCATCTCGGCTGATAGTAAGCCAGAGAAGCAAGTAGATCTTGATATTGATACACTAATAGAAGTGTTGGAAGGACTTAAGATGCCACAGTTATTCAGCTAAACCTAACTTAACAAGAAACTCTGCGATTTCCCTACTACGGTTAGAAACATTTGCGGAACTAACACCCAGATGTTTCTTATATCGTTTCCACATAGCCCATCCAGTGTCAGGATAACGGCGATAAATGGTATAAGCAATTAGTGGTGTAGTATTCATAATAAGTATTTAATAAAGGATAAACATGACAACAAAAGAAGCAGAACTGGCACTCAAACAATTATTTTCTGGTGGAGCATTCCATTTCTCAGAAAACTTAGATACTATCACCGAAGCGGCTTACACTGATATCATCAATTCAATTGATCCTACACCTTACGAGTTAGCATACGAATCAGAACCCAACACCAAATATTACGCTAATGTAATTGAGAAATGTATCATAGATCGTAATCCTACAAATAACTTAGTTGATCTAATACGTAAGGAAAGAACTTATGAATTTGAAGGATACAGAATCTTTCAGCTACAACTAGATACAGTCCCGTTACTAGTCATCACTGGTAATCCAACAGATCAAGAACAAAAAGAATTAGTTACTACATGGTGGCTTAATAAAGCAGGGAAAGTAGTTCATTACCGTGTGGTATACAACGGGCAAGTTCAAGAAGATATAGGTAAGTTTAACAAATAGTTTACCAAAATGCTTGCTTTTATCACTTAATAATACTATAATACATTTATAGTATAAATACTATTAACAACAAGGAGAAGTAAAATGTCAAAAGTAAATCAAGTAGTAGAATGCTGTAGGATCATTAACGATAGCAAGCGTGTGTTGGATAGTATTAACAATCCAGACGAATTAGTAGATCTACGTGATGTTCATTTCATGCTGGAACTAAAGCACAGAATTAAAACTAATAAACTACGGCTTAAGCTATTGTTGGCCAAGGGAGAATAAATATGTCTACAATGAAACATACTCCTCAGGAACCCGTAGCTGCCAAATGGTTAATATTACACACAAAGTTAACTAATGAGCAAGCTAAACTAAAAGCAATATACACAGAAACAACTGATATAGACTTAATGGATATATTACGAGACGCTCCACGGATTAGAGAACTTAAGGAAAACATAGAATTCCTTTCAACACAATTAGGACAATTAGAGTATCATATGGCCGTAATGGTTCCAGTATTTGACTATGATGAATACAATATTACTCCTGTTTTTAACACACGGGTAAACATTGGTAATTACTTTAGATCCGACTCCTTCACTGAGTAGTGACAGTATTTGTTAATGTTCGTGACATTTCATTAACAAAATCCTAAGACCTTGGGCAAGTTTCACTACAGCCCACTAATATAGCATTTTCCATAGGGAGCTTGAAACATTCAAAATCACTCCCTATGTATAAATAACTGTATGGAAAACGCAAAGAAAACTGGACACGGTGGCGCAAGAGCTAACGCCGGTCGCCGTAAGGGAACTACTGATAGAGTCACGATAGCTGGACTATTAGAAGCTGTCCAAAACCGTGCCAATGGTAAAAGCTATATGGATATTATAGCAGAAGATTTCATAAAGGCAAGAGATAATGGTGATACTCATCTTACAATGAAGTATCATAACCTTATCCTCAATAAGGTTGCCGCCACACTAACAAACATAGAAGTAACAGACAGTTCGGAAACCGTTAACAATAAGGAAGCGGCTTTCCTTAAAGCTATTGACCTTATCCAAACGGCCAAGAAGACTGTTGACAACAATAGGGATTAATGTTATAATAGGGTATGGCAAAAACCATTTCCTAATAGCGAACATAAATAAACTAGTATACATCATAAGGATCTATTATGCCGTTAGTTAAGGGAAAATCTCCCAAAGCATTTGCTAAGAATATTAAAACTGAAATGGCTGCTGGCAAGCCCAAGAAGCAAGCTATAGCAATTGCCTACAGTGAAGCAGGCGAAGCTAAAAAGAAAGAGCGTAAAGAGCGACGTGAAGAGCGCACCGTTAAAGAGAAACGAGCTGCTATGCCTAAAAAAACCCCAACTAAAGGATCAAAGAAATGAAATCAAACAAAGTAGCCCGTGACCAAAAAGATGTAGGATTGGGATTCAACGGCCAAGAAGCATCGCCTGACTCTATCTACAAATACAACGCAAAGTATCAAAACAATAAGAATGATACTATCAGTAATCCAGACCGTATCAACAAAGGTCGTGGTCCTACTACTGGCAACACAGACACTATGGCTAAGCCAGGTCGTCCTGCTGTAGCTAAAGTTAATTACCCATTTAAGAATCCAGATTCAATCAACATGGGTCGTGGTCCACGCACACCAGGTGGAACAGAAGACTGTGCTTACCCTGCTAATCCAGATATGATTAACGTGGGTCGCGGTCCAACTAAAGGGAATCAACAATAATGGCAACTCCATCAATGTGGGTCAATCCACGCAACTCAGTTAAATCAGACATGAAGAAAGATCGTGTTACAATGGGTCATAAGTCACCGTCAGCTGAACAGTTTCAAGTGGATCATTCAGAACAAGCAGCAGCATGGCGTGAAAAAGTAGCGTCAGGTAACGTTGGACGCGGTCCTACTGTAGGCAATGCTGAAGCTGGTCCTAAGCGTAAAGGATTCTTAGCTGACAAACAGGCTAAGGCTCCAGCAGCACAAGCAATTTGTGATGCTATTGGTCAACGTGCTGGTCAACCAGATGTTCCTAAAACTAATCACCAGAAGAACCAAGGTCAAGTATCTCCAAATACTAACGTAGGCCGTGGTCCACGTAAAGGAAATCAGTAATGAACTTTACTCCAATAGGCAACACAGTTTTTCTTAGTGCTAATACTGTATCAAAGTCAACACAGGTATTCTCTACTAGCTCAAGTTTCTTAGTTACCAATTCAGGCAACACAGTATTCTTAGCATTTGGTCTAGATGGAATTACAGTAGATCATCCTGTTGTTAATACTACAACTACATTAGTAGCTAACACAACATCAGGCAATGCTAATACTAGCATTACTACGGTAACTTACGCAGCTCAGGCTAATGTTCCATTTGCTAAGGGATCGTATGTTACATTATCAGGATTTACTCCAAGTTCTTACAATGGTTATTTCCCAGTAGTGTCAGCTAACTTAACTACAGTTAAAGTTACAAGCACAGCATCAGGTAACGTTACAGTATTAGGCAACGTAAGTCAGCCTATCATTAACGGAACTAATTCAGTTCCTGTAGTGTCAGGTGTTCCAACTATTATAACACTAACATCACCTTTAACTGAACCTGCTGTTGTAACTATAGCTGGTATTACAGTTACAGGAACAGCTAACGTTTATATTACTCCTGGAACTGGAGCGTAAATAGTAAAAAGAATTTGGGTTCCTTGTTTGTCATAATCCTAGTTAATCTTTAGTCGGAACCCCAAATAGGCTTGTAGAGTGCCTCTTAGACAATGGTGAAACTCTATCTACATTTCTCCTGATGGCTCGTAATCGTCAGAGAAGGCTTTGCTAGTGTGCCATAACACTAGCATTTTTATAGAAAAGGTGTTATAATGAATAGTAAAGCAAAACAAGTATCCCCATCAAAAGACTTTGATCTTGAAGGTCTACAAACTGACTTCCCCACAGCCACAGAACTACAACGTTTCGTTTATGATGAAACTGGCATTGTTCTTAGTTTAAAAGGTCGCAGTAACGCAATCAAATATGCCACAGCATTAGCAGCATTAAACGGTGAAACGGTAGATCCAAAGTTTATTGGCACAGAGAATCCCTACATTGACCGTGCTGACTTAGTTCCAGAAGAACCGCTTAAACCTACTCCTGAACGGGCATCGGGATTGCCGCCATTATCACAAGTGGCTAATACATTCTATTCGCCCATGATTCCACATCCTGACCGTGAATCACGTTCACGTAAACAACAAGTTCAATGTCAATTTAGAAAGTATCGTAATGGTGTTTTAACATACGAAGTTATGGGACCTATTGAGCCACGTCCAGAAGGTAAAGTTCTAGACAAGTATGGTAAGGAACGGCCTGAGATTATACGTTGGGTTGATCCTAGAACTGGTGAACAAATCATGCGTGACAAAGATGGCATTTTTACAGAGATTGGCAACCGTCTTCGTGCTGTGTTAATCAAACAAGGCGTGTTTGCTACTTGGCTTGACAAAGATATCATGCGTGCCGACAATACCTTACTGCGTGATGTTTGGGGATCGGAATCTAATGGACAATAGATATTCTGTAGACACCGTTACGGAATCTTTAGTTAAACGATTTCGTAACAAATATAAAACAGGTCAGGGTTGTTGGGAATGGACCGCCTTTAAGGATTCGGAAGGATACGGATGGATTCGTAAGGGATCTAATAAAGAGCCTGTTGTTGCTGCCCATAGATTAAGTTGGATCATTGCTAACAAGAAGGATTGGCCTACAGGATTAATAGCAAGACATCTTTGTAATAATTCATCCTGTGTTAATCCAGATCATATTACTCCTGGAACTAGTCAGGAAAATGCTAATGATAAAATGATTAGTGGGTCAGCTACCTTTCGTAGATTATCTTGCGTTCATTGTAGATTAGAATCTGGAATTAATAATTTTAATAGACATCTAAAGGTGTGTTCGTGAGTGACTACGACATAGATTATCGTGCTCGTAAAACTAGGGAAGCTGCTATCCTTGCTGATACTAACATTAGCAACAAGATGGCAGTTCATCATCAACAACAGTTTCAGGAACGCTTTCCGCAACAAGTAGAACAGATCCTACGTTTAACTGCGGAACGTTTACAAAATGGTTTACACAAGACTACTAACGATCCGTTAAGTAATGAGGATGTTCGTAATCTTGCCATAGCCTTACAATGTATCCACGAAGTTTATATCAGTAAATGATCTCTGATGAAATCCTCATGGCTCGTGCTGTTAAGTTTGTCTGTGATCGCCATAGCCTAACGCCCGATGCCTTGACTCGTTTGGATTCAGCTACATTGGATTCAATGAAAGGTTATACTATGAGTGTAGCAGAAGACATGCGCTATAATCAGATCAAATACTTTCGTCCATTTGAATATCAACAACGGTTCTTTGCCACAGGCCTAGAATCAGATCGCCGTGGAGTATTGGCTGCTAATCGTATTGGCAAAACAGTTTCTACATGCTATGAAACAGCTTGTCACTTAACTGGACTGTATCCTGACTGGTGGAATGGCTACAAATTTGATCATCCTGTTACAGTATTTGTGTCGGGAGAATCATGGGGTCAAGTTGCCCTAGTATTACAAAACGAATTGCTTGGAACACAGGATGTTAAACTTGCCGATAGACTTGGCACAGGAATGATTCCTCGTGACAAGTTAGTCCTACCAAGTATCCGTGCTGACGGTGCTAACTGTATGACTATAGAAGTATTACATACATCAGGACAAAAGTCAACATTAATCTTTGGTAACTATACACAGGAAGTTAGACACTTACAAGGCTTTAAACTAGACTTAGCTGTGTTTGATGAACAACCGCCTGATGATGTATTCTCAGAATTAGTAACTAGAACTGCTACAACGCAAGGACAAGTGCTGTGTTCGTTTACACCGTTAAAAGGTTTAAATGGACTGGTATCCAAATTCTGGAACAATGAGGAAGGTTACAAGTATATTCGTGTAGCATGGGACGATGTTCCTGAATACGATCCTTGGGATCTTCCATTCCTATTGGCCGCTACACGCAAACAGTTAGAACGAGATTATTTACCGCATGAACGTGAAGCACGTATAGCAGGCAAACCAGTTATGGGTAAGGGAGCTATATTTCAAATACGATCATGGCCTACTTACAAACCAGATGAATATGAGTTCCATCTTATGCCTACACTAGAACGTGTTATTGCCCTAGATCTTGGATTGATAAACGATGCCACAGTTATTTCATTAATGTATTGGCATCCTCAACAAGCTACCGCATGGTTAGATAAACAGATTATAGTTAAAGGTATTGAGGAAGCTAATCCAGTTGCTTACGCACATCATCTCAAACATCCTAAAGTATATGGTTGTCCTATTGTTCTTCCTGCTGATGGTGGAACTCAGGGCCGTTATACAATGTCGGCGTTAAGTGTGCGTGAGCTATTTGAGGAATATGGACTTAACGTTCATCCTCATGCTATTATGAACCCACCTGATCCGTCAGGTAAAGTTACCAATCACAAAAGTTTCGGTATTAACATGATGCGGCAAATGCTGGAATCAGGCACCTTCATGGTCAATGAGAATTGTAACACATTTATTACTCAAGCGCAAAACTATTTTGTGGATGAAAAAGGCAGATATTCAGATCCAGATGATGCTATTGATTCGGCTAGATACGCCCTACTAGCCTGTTTAAATGGTATAGCTGAACCAGCCAATCAGGATCCACGATACAAATTACAGTATTATAAAGATACTATGGAACAGATTAAAGCTAGAAAAGAACAAGAGCGTCATGCTAATCCATTAAAGCGTGTATATGAATAAGCTAACCCCTATTTCTACATCTCAACTAAATAACTAATAAAAGGAATAATACATGCTTGATGTCAGAAATATCATTGTTGATAACACTACCGTAAGTGGAAGCACAGGCGGAAACACAGGCGAAGTTAGCTACGTGGCCTCAAGCGAGGGTCTGGGCAAATATCATCGTCTTAAAAAATTAAAAGGTCTCTTGGATATTAAATGTGCGGCATACTTACGTTTATGTGCTACAAAAAACGCTATTAACCGCGCTGTAGATTATCACTATCTGGTAATGGCAGTTACTAACTCAACTGAGCCACGCAATGATATTGATTATATTCACCCAGTTTGTAAACCAGTCATAGACTATAGCACCGCAGTAATTACCAAGGGATTATGTCCTAACGGTCAAATAGATTTTGAGTTTGTTCCTGACACAGAAGAAGATACAGAAGCAG